TTGTAAAAGCCATAATGCTTCTCCTTATTGTTTAGTTAGATTGTTTAACGTTGTTCAATCCTACCTTCTAAACGAGCAAGGTCAATCTCCTTTTCAAATTTTTCAAACTGATGAGGTTTCAATTTAGAAATCTCACTTGTTGTCCAAATTCTTTTCTTTGGCGTATCAGTGTCAGTAGCTTTCTTAGTTTTAGAAATTGCTTTAGCAGCTTCTTTTTTAAGATCCTTATCTTCTTTCTTAGCTTTAGTAATACCACGATCTGCTTTATACAAATCAATAGCTCTTGCAGCTAATTTAGAGTTAGCTGTATTTTCATATAGCCAACTTTGAATATTGGGATCTTGTTGTTCAGCCCATTCATGAAAGTCTTCGTTTGCACGAAGTTCATTAAAGTCTGGGTGAATTTTTAAAAGTTCCACTTCAGCTTTTTCTTTTGCAATTTGCTCTTGTTGGAGTTTTAAATCTTTATATTTTGTTTCAAGATCTGCAGTTTGAGTACTTGCTTTGTTTATTGCAATGGTTTCAACCATATCATAAACATCGGGGTACTCTTTTCTCCATGCCTCTAATTCATCTTTTGATTTAGGTGGCACAAATTGTTTTGTACTTGACTCTAATTGTGTACGCAAAGAAGTAAGTTCTTCCTTGTGTTTATTGATTGTAGAATCATAGTGTTTTTTCAAATCGTCATAACGTTTTTTAAAAACACGATCTTCAGCTTTTGCAGGGCGTTCAGCGATAGGAGTAGCCTGTTGATCTAATTTGTCTGCAGTCTCTTCAGATGCATCGGTGTCCTTCTGTTCGGTTGCTGCTTCTGCTTCCATTTCTCTTTGTTCCCTATGAAACTTTGTTAATTCGCCTTTAGCAAATGCTTCAGTTTCAGCATCATCAGTATCTCTAACTTTGCTGTAAGGATTTGCGTTTTGCATAATTGACTTAGTTTCTTCAGAAACTTTTTTTTCTTCTTCCATTACTTTTACCTATTGGTTGAGTGCCTTATGGATAAGGGTAGCTCGATTCCATAATTGTTGTGGGCTGATACTAAACGACTTTACTACCAGTATCTATAGCATTGAACTCTTGTTCCATACCAAGTTCTGGTTGTTCTGCCATTTGTGTATCAGGTGGCACAGGTTGTTGATCCATCGTTTCACCAGACATATCAGCAACTAAATTTTGTACTGCTTGTGTCTGATCTCCGCTATATCTTTTTACAGCAAAATTAGTAAACATAGATACAGGGATAATAACATTCTCTTCTTTAACACCAGCAACTTCTACAAGAGGAGCTAACTCTGGTGCTAGTTTTACAAGAACATTACTAACAGATGGAGATAGAACTGTAGTTAATACAGCTTTATCTGCATCTGGTAAGTTATTTACTTTACTTACTAAATCGTTTAAAGGTGCTTGTGCAGTTTCTTGCATTGGTGCATCTTCATTTGTAGGTGCAGGCATAGGTTGTTTTCTTTCAAATAATTTATTCATACCAGATAATTTAGGAGCATCAACTGTCTTAGGTGCTTCATTCATCATACCTGTCATAGTTGGTTGATCTTTGCTAACAGTTCCTTTCATATCTACTATAGCCATTATTTTTTACCTGCCCAATAACAAATTGTTTCTAAAACTTTACTATACACTTTACCCAGTAATGAAGGTTTACTTTTAAATAAAACATGTTTTAAATGTTGTGTTCTATATTTTGCAAAGTGTGCACCTATAGCTTTTATAGCATTACTTTTGTGCATACCTTTTACAAAAGGTTTAAATAATTTATGATAGCCTTCTTGATGCTGTATAGTTAAATATCTTTTTTGATATATATACCATATCTTCATTGCTTTAGCCCAATCTTGTAATCCTGTAGTTTGATACATAGCTGTGCAAACTATACTTTTACCACCATTACTACCACCATTACCACCTTGTTTGTTAGCATTTCTCATTTCATTTGGATTTCCAGTATCTAAACCTTTCTTTTGAACTTTTTCTTTTTTATACCCACTTAATTCTTTTTCCATATTTTCAGTATCTCTATTAAATTTTTCTCGCTGTTCTCGTGTCATTGTTTTTTGTATTCTTGCTTGTGTACTTGCAGAATTTCTTTTATCAATTCTTTTTTGTCCTGCATTTTGTAAATTACCAAGTGAAGAATCTCTATTCATTCCATGAAATAAATTTTCAGATGGATTGTAACTACCATCATTTCCAACTATTCTACCTTGCATTGATCCTGATGAAGTAACTACATTAAATTTACTTCTATTAAGCTCTATAGTTGCTGCATCTTCATTTCTTTGTTTAGATATTCCTCTAAACATTCTTCCTGCAAATCCACCACCTTTAATAAAATCTCCAACTCCTTGTAATGCCGTACTAATTGAATCTACAAAAGTTTTTTTAGCAGGTGTAGATATAAAATCTTTTTTATCTGTAAATCCTTGAATATTATCTACGCTTGTTCCGAATGGCACAGTAGATTTTGCTGGATCTGCGGATATACCTAATGTTCCAGCTGCAGCCTCTTGCTCTGCCTGTGTACTAGTTGCTGTACCTGTTCCAAAAGTTGTACCAGGCATAGTGCCACTCATTCGATCCATACTACCACCTGTATCTCCTAACATTCCTGGCTTACCAGCTTGAGTAACTTCTGATCCTTTTTCTGTTTTAAATTTATCACCTAAAAAATCTTTAAAAGGATTTGTAAAACCTGGAGCAGGTACTTTACCGCTTTGTACATTAGCTGATGTTAATTTAGAAGTTTTTTCTGCAGCTGTTTCAACTTTAGGATCTGGTAATATATTTGCAGTTGCATCATCTGCAGTTCCAAATACAGTTTCAGTTGGACTTTTAATAGATGTTCTATTTTCTAATGAGTCTTCTTTTTCTGCACTAAATGTACTTACAGGGCCTATACCTGCTGCTTGTTCTTGTGCTTCTTGATTAGCTATCATAGTTTGTGTAGCTGAATCAGATAAACCTTTACTAACATCTGTAGCACTTTTAAGTGTCTTTTCAAAAGTAAACGGATCTTGTTTATCCTGACTTGGTAATAAAAATGCTTGTTTAGTTTGATCTGCGGTACTAATACCTGCTTTTTCTGCAGCTGTTTCTGTCTTTGCAGCTGTAGTAGTTGCAGCTACAGCACCAAGATCAATCATATTTAAAGATGATATTTGTTGAAAACCTTCTTCTTTTAAACTATAATTGCCATCTGCATCTCTAACAAGAGAGAATGTTCCGCCACCTACTCTGTTTATATCAAATGTCTTTGCCATGTTTACTGTGTTTGTTCGCTTCCTGGAGGTTTAATATCTGGCGAAGTAAAGCCAGCTTCCCCTGGCATCGGTACATTGCCTGTTCCGATGTTGCCACCTCCAGCTCCTGTTGGATCTGTTGGCGAAGCTCCTGTAGGTACTTCTCCACTTGTGCCCATAGGGCTTTGTTCTCCAGCAGGGGTCGTATTGTTTTGATTTCCATTTGCCATTCCCATTATTTGTGCATAGATCGCAGCTTTCTCTGGATCATTGATTAATTGTTCAGGATCTATATCTAAAGATTTAGCAATCTCAGTTAAACAAGTATGCCATCTTACAAAAGGTGCAAGTGCAGGATTAGCTGCTGTTTGCATAAATGTCATTAGTCTTTGAGATCTAACTTCTTTCTGCATTAGAGAAGAAGTTCCTTGTGCTTTTATTTCTAGATCACCTTGTATATGCGGAGCATCATCATTAAATTGCATGTTCCAATAAAACAATGATTGTCCTAGGGGCTTTAATAAATAGTCATCAATATTTTTAATTACTGTTTTAATACTTAAAGCTGCAGCACCCATAAGCATTGACATACCTGATGCTGTTCTAGTTGTAGATTGTACACCTGTTGCTCCATGTGAGTATGAAGGTATACCAGTTGCTTCATCTGCTAACTGTCTAAACTTATCAAACATTTGTAAATTTTCAAATGCAGTATTAGGAAACTTTAATCCATGTACTGCTTGTCCTGTTTGACCACTTTGTCTTCTAAATATTTTACCAGGAAAAATTTTCATATCTTGTCCAGGAACTAATTGAGTTTCATCAACATCAAATACTAAATTACCTGCAAGTGCTAAGTTATCAATAGCCATTCTTGCATGACCATTCATAACCATCTGAGAGTCTTCCATGTTTTCTGGAATACCAATACCAAAAAATTGATATGGGTTTAATTCATATGGGCAAACTAAATAAGGTAGTCTAGTTGGTGTAAATGGATTCTCAACCATTCTTAAAACTTTATTACCACATACCCAAACATTAACATGTATGTTATCTGAATCTGTTTCATACATTAAACCACATTCATCTGCAGTTTGTCTATCTACTATACCCCAATATTCTAAAACTTCAAATCTATTTTTATAAATTGTTTGTATATTTTCCCTATCATACAAAGAAGATTCAAATCCTCTTGTTTGATAATTAGGCCCCATTTGTAAACATTCCATTACAGCTTCTCTATCAAACATTGGTTTATCTGCTAGATCTTCAAACTGTGCTTTATTGTATGAATGTCTTTGAATTACATAATCACAATCATCCATAGTTGTAGCATTTGGATCTGGATAAAAATCCCAACATGATACAGCCTCTATACTTGGAACTGTTTTCATTTTAGTTGCATGAACTCTTTCTACATTACCTTCATCATCTTCTGCTGTAGAAAATGCATGGTATTCTTTTGTATCTGTAAAAGGCCCTTTTAAAATTCCTGTACCCATCAATGCCATTTCAAAAAATACATGACGCATAATTGTAATAGCTTTACTTTCTTCAAGCTGATCATGTATTAACTTCTGCATTTTTTCTGCAGCAATTCTAGCTGGTTCTATCTGTGGAGAACCTGTATACGATGGGCCTTCTTTAAAACCAAGATCTTCATAATCTCGATTTAAATTTTTCATTAATTCATTTACTGTAGCACCTGGAGGTATAGTTCCTCCATCACCAGGAAATCCATATGGACTTTCTAATTCTTCTTGAGGTTGCTCTGGATTCTTAGGATCTAAATGTGCTCTTTGTGCAATATCTTCTGGCACAGATGTAGGTGATACACCTAGTGGAAACTTACCTTGTGAAAATAATACTTCAATGATTTGACCAAATGAAGCAAGAACTTTAGTCTTTGTAATCTTTACAAATACTCTAGACTTTTCATTTTCTCTAAATGCAGTTTCTGGGCCATATAAACCTCTGTAGTTTCTATATGCTTTCAACCATCTTTTCTCATCATATATCTTTGATGTTTCAGCTTGTTGAAATCTTTCTCGTACATACCCTACTAAGGCATTACCCTCGGCTTCGTAGCCGCCATTATCTTTTTTTTCTTCATCCATAGTTTATGCTTCTTTTTCTTTGCCTAATCTTTCTTGAAGTGGGGCTTTACCTTTTTCTTTTATCTTCTGATTAATTCCATAATTTTTTTTAATACTATTAATTTTAGTATCTAATCCTGATACATCAACCCCTTTTTCTTTAAGTTTCATGTATTCACTAGATAAAATTTGAAGATCCTCAACATCTACATCAGCACCCATATTCATTTTTCTATCTACTAAACCTGCAAAATTATCAAGTAATTTTAAAGTTTTTTTATTTTCGTAGTTTAGATTATCTTCCGCTTTTTTTTGTTTTAAGGGTGGGCCGACAAAGTTAGTCATTAGTAATCTCTTTCTTCAGCCATTCTAAAGATTGCTGGGTCTACTTTTGATTTAGATTTTCCTTTAGCATCGTTACCATCTCCAGAAGTAGCTCCTTGAGTTACTTTTGAATTAGGATCTATGGCCATTGGCTCATTAGATGCTTTAGGTGTATCTGGTGCAAGTTCTCCGTGCATGTATCTTTTCATCATGTTGTTGTCCTCCTAGTCTATTTTATTTTTTAGTAAGTCTATTTGTCCATAAACTTTATTTTTACCTTTACTTAAAAGTTTTTTTGATTTATCTTTTAATACAGCTAGCCCTTGATCTTTTCTGTAACCTAAACCTATTTTAATTTGTTTAAGTACACTTGGATCTTCAGCTAATGCTGCATCTTTTTTAAGTTCAGCTTTTTTTAGATCTTTGTCTAGTTGTTTTTCTTTTTCCATTTTTTTTATTATATTTCTTTTTTCTTGTACCTGCATATACTACAGGTATAAAATTGCTTTTAGAGCCAAGACTCATTAATAGTCTTTTTCGTCAGCCATTTTAAACAATGAATCTTCAACATGCTCTGATCCAGATTTAGTAGGAACATCTACATCATATGCAAATGGCTCTTGTTTTCTGTGAGTATGTTGAGAAAAGTCAATAGTATTATGTGGCCTGTTAGGCTGTTTGCCTTCAGGTGCATCACTTAACTGACCTTGTTTAACTTTAGCTTTTGGATCAAATTTTGCTTCCATTGCTGTCTCCTGTTATATTTTTATTTTTTTAATTTTAATTATATTCTTGGTAGGTATCACTGTATGCCCACCACCTTGCTTTATAGATCCGCTATCTTCAAATATAAAATCTGCCATGATGACTGTAGTCTTTTCATTCTGTTCTACAAGCCAACCAAAACTACAACATATTGCAGTCTTAGCTTTTTTTATATCTGGTATATCAGACCATTCACATGATCCAACAATATCCTCCCAGTATGCAATTACTAAATCATAGGGGAAAATTTTTTTATTTATCTCTGGGATTTTTCTACTTAGAGGCACTTATAACTTTTCCTTTGTTAAGCCCTTGTTTTATAGTATATCCCTGAGTGCCATTAGCACCAATATCTACTTCTTTTTTTAAATGCTTTGATAGGTTTATTTGTTTTACTTTTCTATCTATAGAATTGATATGCTGTAATATTTGTCTTGTAATTCTATTCATATTAATATCCAAATTTATCATCTGCTGCATGAAAGTCATTCTGTCTAAAGAATGTTCTAAATCTTTCTGCATATTTAGGATGTGTTGGTCTACTCATACATCCATATCTTAATGCATCATATGCGTGGTCTTCTGCATGAGTATCTACATCTTCAGGATTTTTACTATCTGTAGGTAGCATACCCATTGTCCTTACTAGATTTCTACAGGTTTTAAATATTCTAATACCTGGTTCTTCATCATTAACTCTTAATCTTTTATGTATTTCGAGTTTACCATTAATTCTACTCTTAGGTGATCTATCTGAGGGCCTCCAACGGCATCCCTGTTGTATCATTGTTTCTGCAATGCTTGGGCCCACATCACCTCTTCTTGCCCATGTACTGGAGTCTAAGACCCCGTAATGTATATGTTCTCCTTGCTCTAAACTAATTACTTGTCTTGCAAAGTAATCTGCTGTGACTTTCTTAGTATATAATTCTCTATAAATCCATAGATTATTATTGTAATCAACAGCAAACCATAAAACACAAGCAGGAGAAGAATAACCCCAGTCAGCAGCACGAAACTTATACCACCCTCTAGGTATTTCAAAAGGTTCAACCACATGGGTTGTTTTATTAAATTCTGGAAAAGCTGAGTCTTCGTATGCATCCCAGTCTCCATCTAAGAATTGTTTACGCTGTATATCTGGTAATGATGC